TTTTGGAAAACTGTTTGAAGTTTGAGGTTGAGTAGCTGCAGGAGTTTGAGGTTGAGTAGCTGCAGGAGTTTGAGGTTGAGTAGCTGCAGGAGTTTGAGGTTGAGTAGCTGCAGGATTACCGCCTGTTGTATTATTCCAACCAGGATGTTGTCCTGTTCTAGTATTAGATGGAGGAGTTGGAGGGGTCGGAGGAGTTTGGCTGCTTCCAGTATTTTTAGTAGCTTTGCCTGCTTTTCTTTTCTTTAAAAGAGCTTTCACGCCTTTTTTAGCATATGCATAAGGTGAAGATACTACATCACCTATTTTCGCGCCTATGTCACCACCCAAACCACCGCCAGCAATTGCCCCAGCTCCAAAACCAATAGCATTTCCAATTCCAGGAGCTATGGCGCCTCCAGCAAGACCACCACCAATTCCGCCAGCAAGCCCGCCTGCTGCCATACCTAAACCTCTACCAATTGCTTTACCAACAGGTCCTTCATTTAATTTATTAGTTTTTAGTTCTTCTCTTAATTGAAAATATGTTTTCATTGTGATGAATCTCCGTAATATTCAGTAACGGTAGTAAAACCGAAATCACTAAACGGTGTTGCGTTAGCTGGGTTAGGTGTTGTAATTTGTTTAACATATAATCCATCAGAATCTGCTCCAGATGTTAATAATGAAGCTTTATCTATATGAACATCAGTAGTTGCTGATTTAATAACTTTAGATCTTCTAATAGGCCCATGAAAATTAACTCTCATTCCAAAATCTAGTGTATAAATTATAGTTCTTCTTTGTTCTAATGATCCTTCAAAATCGTCTTGAAAATTAACGGATTGAAGAGTAATAGGAACATCTTCCTTTATGGTATCAAAACCAACTAAAGGCTTAAGTGTCAAAGTATATTGTGGATTGAAATATGGTAGAATTTGTTCTACAATTTGTAAGGCATCATCTTGCAATTTAGCATAAATGTTCAATGAGAAAAATATAGTATAAGGAGCTGGAGAATAAATTTTATTTGATTCTGTAGAACTGGTACCATACGCTTGAATATAATTATTATTCTTTGGAAGAATTCTTTCAGGATCATATGCTAATGAAGTTATTTCAAAAGACATTCTTGGTAACTTTAACGCTACTTTAGTATCATCAATTAGCGAAGGATTTTCTCTAATTCTTTCTAAGTATTTGTCTTTAGGAGCATATGCTAATGGAACTTTTGTTTGATTAAGTACTGCACCATTCGATGCAGTTCGTTGAACATGAATATCATTAAATATTGTTCCAAATGTAGCTACTGATTTTCTAATTCGTTCGTGATAAAAATATTGAAACATTATGTATCCTCTGCATCGCCAAATGGGTTACCTTCAGAGAAATCTAAGAAGTCTACGAAATTTGCATTATTATTAGCATCAAATATATCATTTTGCGCTGAAAGATATCCAACATCTTCATTAACCGAAAGAATAGTTCGTGTTCTTGGATATAGATATGTGTTTGAATCTACATTTCTTCCATAGAATACATTTAGTGGGAATACAAACTGATCAGATGGTCTGTCATTAACAATTGTTTTACCAACCGTAAATCCTATTAATCCGCCTGACAATGAATCGAGCGCGCTGTCTGTACTGATATGTGCAAGCGTGAGAGTTCTTGTTTGAGGACTGTATTCAACAACTTCTCCAACAATGTGCGGATGTCTGCCAGTAATAGTTTTAAGAGATGAATCGATTTGATAGATATTTTCTCCTACCCAGAAATCAACTCCGCCTTCTAATTTATCGCTATCACCACGTAGATCACCGTTTTGATCTCTAGCTGAATCAAGACCAATAATTGTATTTGCTGCATCATTTTCAATACCATCAATTGTTTCAATTCCAGTATCAAGATCTTCACCGCTATATACGAACAGCTCACAACGTAAATTATATGTTGGAACATTATTTAGCTGATAAAACGGTTGCTCATGTTCAACATGCATAATTTCAAACATTGAATTAGAAAGAGGAAGATATAATACATCACCCTCTCTTGGTCTATCACCAGTAATTGTATTTGAGTTTTGCTCAACAGTATGACGCCATCTTCTTCGTGATACTACGAAATTAGCTGCGTCTCGAATTTCAACACCAAACTTTGTAAAGAGATCTCCTTCTCCATCAAAGCCTTGTTGATTTTCAATATACATTTCAATTTTATAAGCAGTTGAGAAACGAGAAGGTACATCTTCACCTAATATCTTATCTTCGTTAACAATTTCTCTTGGCATATAATAGACATCTTGACCATAAATCTTTAACGATTCTATGATTATGTCTTCGTATAAATTTTGTTCATTTGCCGGTTTATCAGCAAAAAATAGATTCTTTGCCATAAATTATCCTACATAAAAATCAATTGGTAATTCAAACTCGAGTCTTAGTTTTTCTTCAGCGGCTTGTATTTCAATATTAGCATCATCAAATATCTGTCTACCATTTAGCATCACTCCACCCGGAAGAGTCATACCCTCAAATTTCATAAGGTTTGAACCCCATTGTCTTTTAATAAGAGATGCTGCATATGATTTTAACCACAAATCATTGTAAATTGATTTAGTTCCAGATGTTGAAGATGGATCTACAAGCGCATAACATTCAGCTACAAGATAATCACCTGCCTGAATATCTTTATCTGAAAAGTCACCAAATATTTGTAATCTATTTTGTCTACGCTGATATGATACTTGAGGAGTTCCATTTAGAGTCATATTAATGAGATCTAAATACTGTTTCATTTGTACAAAATAGTCTAAACCACCAGTAAAATTATTTAAATTAACCATATCATTAAGCATCATTTGGTACTTAATGTCAAACATTCCTGCACCACTTGACGAACCAACTCGAATAGGAAACAAATGAGTCACAAATATAATATTATTTGCAACAGGAATCCACTTATTTGTAACATCTGTTTCTGTAACTAAATGTTTAAAATAAGTTTTGACTGTAGCATCTGAGTGATATTCTTGATATACTTCTAGCGCTTCATCGATTCTATCGTCGATTTGTTCATCCGCAACATTAATATCAATTACAGGAGAACCTAATTTACGTAAACAATATTCCTCTAATTCAGTTCGTGTGGTTACTATAGCCATATTGACATCCTATTTAAATAGTCTTTGTACTATTTATATAGTTTTTTATCTCAACATATTATTAAATCATCCATCAGACCATGATTGAGCTTCAGCGCCAGTAGGTGCAGCACCGCCGCCGCCGCCTCCAGCTGTAGTTACACCGCTAACAGTGATTGCGGCCATAGCTGTCTTAAAAGATACACCAATTCCATTACTATTATGTGTTGGAGGTGATGATACTGCAACAAAACTTGCCATAATATTACTCCTTAATACGGTACATTATCTTCAGGAAACGCATAACATGCATTAAAATCTGATTCCTGATGGTGGGTATGTCCACCTTTATGAGCCTTCATTATCCTATACCGTGTAGAACCTTCAGTTATTACATCACCATCAACACCAAGATTATCTGTAGTTCTGTAGAAATTCATCATTCTGCCGTGTCTTGGATTGCCATTCGCACCAGTCGCAGTTGCAACATTTGCTTGTACTTGCATTAAGTTTTGACCAACAAATTGTATAGGAACTAGTTGATGCGCAGGCCCGTCACCACCAGCAATAGGAAAACTTTTGACTCGCACTGCAGGTGAAGGAATAATAGTGGACTCTTTACGGTTTTGTGCAATATGCTGCCAATGATACAGGCCATTTGCGGCTGTTGCATAACTTAAATCTGCGTTTCTCATCGTTCCGGTATCATCTATAAATCTATTCATTCCGACTCCAAAATGAGCATAATTTACATTTGATTCAGACGGAACAGGATTATCCATAACATTCATATTCACAGCAAAAATACTTGCGGATGGACAATAAGTATCATCTACACCATATGCCCAATTATCTATTGCAGGAGCATATTCAAGATCGCTTATAACAAACCACCCATGATCGCGTGTGCTTTCTGTGCCAGTTGAAACGACTTTTAAAGCAAGAGTAGTATCGTTTGCAATTAAGTGAACCTCATGAAAATCTTTCGCAAAATTTTCCCCAATTTTATCGTATGATGCGCCGGTGCCCCCCATCCAATGACTATTCTGATTTGCCGCAGGCATACTATTCGCACTGTTATTGTCGTAGACTCTAATTCTCCAACCGTATGCCGAGTCAATTTTTATCTCAATTTGTGTTGTTGGAGTATAACCAGAAGTTTGTCCTGTTGCATAATGCTTCTTTGTAATCGTCATATATGACGATGAACTTGCGACGTAAGGAGACGAGATTGAATAAATTCCCGCTGTTGGTGCAGTACCTGCATAAGTTCCTGATGCTGTATTAAATCCAGCGCCTGAATAAGTACCAGTCGTCCAATCTGAGCCTAGAATGGCATTTCTTATTGCATGTAGCATCCGAAATGCGTCAAAGCCGATAGCGGTAGTTGGATTTAGTGGCAAAAATTTTGAATATGACATTGTGTTATTCTCCTGTCCATTCAACCCAGACATTATCAGAATCTATAAGAGAATCTGTTTGATCTGTAACGACTTGATTAAAACCTTTGTTTGACCAGATAGAGATATCGTTCTGTTCTGAGCCTATAAGATAATCTCTTCCCCAATGTCTTTTAACATAGGTTTCGCTGGTATAATTGTATACCTTTAATGCAGTAAACTCATCTGAATCACCATAAATCTGATATTTGTCTTTAATCGCTAAAATCTGGTCATTGCTTAATGCCATTATTCTTTCCTCTTATGAATATGTAAACGTAACAGTAAGATCGGACCCAGCTGTGCCACTTCCGATTTGAGTTATATCTACTGTTAAATAATCATCTTCTGCTAATGTTATACTTGGTGAACTATTTATAATTTTTGTTCCACCATCTGCAATTACTAAAGTTGCACCTGATGAGCCATTCTTATTTACAGTTATATTAATTGCTGCTCCTGCTGGCGCGGTATTTACTCTTGCTACAATTCTACTTATAGTCACTGCTTTTGGAGCATACCATCTTTTAGTTCCAGTTGTAACTGTCAATGCACCGGTTTGAACTAGATTTGTAAAATCTGAAGGTGAAGCGGTTGCTATCTGCCAGCCTGTGCCAGTTTTAAAAATATGTAACGTGCTAGTATCTTCTGCAAAAGCTAAGTCACCATTGACATTGCCTATCGCTGGAAGATACGTAGCATCTGCAAAAATGCTCACTGATGCAACTAACGAAGTTCCATCCGGAGCAATTAACGTTGCAGTACCAGCAACTTCCTTAATTTTATTTTTAAATGAAGGCGTATTTTCTACATAAGTTGCCATATCTTGAGGAACAAATTTACTATTTGTTGCATCATATACAATACACATTTGATTAACTAAAGAAGGAATAGGTCTTAATTCAATCGCGTTAGAGTGATTTTCTTGATCATGCTGGCCGTAAATTACATAGTTGCCATTTGCATTGGTTTCTACTGCTAAATCTTTTATAACAATTGTTCCACGCATTGAAGAGTGAATTCCGCATTGATAGTATAAAGTATCAGGCGCGCCAGCAGGAACAGTAAATACTAATGTTCCGGTTTGATTTCTTGAACCAGTTACACCAGTTGTATATTCTCCGACATAAGATCCAGAAACATAATTTGTTCCATTATCTGTTGTCAAGTAAAAAGGATGGCCAGTTGCAGTCAAATTAAATGTATAGGTACCACCTCTGCGCAGCGGCCCTATTTCTGGATTATCACCTGATCGTGTTCCGCTAAATGTATATACACCAGAACCAGAAGCTACAGTGTATGCCACAGTTGGAGCAGTTAAAGTTGGTGGTGTAACACTTGATGGCACTGTAAACGCTAATCTTTGCACTGAAGTAGACGCGCCGCCATTAATACTTGCATGTGTATGATTCACTGTCGTAGTTGTTGGCCAACTTACTAAATTTTGATCACCTGCACCTTCAATCCATTTTAATTTAAAATCATG